CGCTCCCCTCGCCCCCGCTGCTGCTGCCCCGCCGGTTGCCCAAGTGGACGGCCCCGCAGGGACTCAGAACGATCCTGAGGGCGGCAAGGAAATCACCGGTCCCGCCGGAACACAAAACGAGCCAACCGAAGGGCAGCCCCCTGCCGGAGAGCAAGCCCCTGCCGGAGAGGCCCCTGCCGGAGAGCAGGCCCCTGCCGGAGAGCAAGCCCCTGCCGGAGAGGGGCAGCCGGGCGTCGAAGAGACCGAAGAAGATCACGGCCCCGAGGCATATGCCCGCCGCGCCACGGCAATCGCGGATCGTATCAAGGCATTGTCAGCCCGCGCCGAAGCGGCCGAGGCGCAGGCCAAAGCTTTGGTCACCCGCGCCGAAGCCGCTGAAAAAGCCCTTGCCAATCTGGAGCGATCGCTTGGCGTCGGCGCCGCCAGCCACAAAGCGCAAGCAAAGATCGAACCGCCGTCGGCAATCGTCGCCACAATGACTCTTGAGCAATTCCGCGCCCTTCCGCACGGCGAGCGAAGCGCATTCCTGCGCAAAGGCGGAAAAATCACCGAATAAAAACAAGCACCACCACCATCAGAAGCAACACCCAGAACCACCCTTACGATCATGGCAAACACCCTCACTTCCCTCATTCCCGACGTCTACGCCGCGCTTGACGTCGTTTCCCGCGAGCTGGTCGGATTCATCCCCTCCGTGGCCCGCGATTCCAAAGCCGACCGCGTCGCCCTCAACCAGACCCTTCGCGATACAATTACGCAAAAGAATAGTGCCGGAGGTGACGTTACCCCCGGGATGTCTTTGCCTAGCCGCGCGGATCAAACCGTTGACAATCGCGGTTTGACCATTACTAAAAGTCGCTTTTTTCCGTTCAGCTGGACGGGAGAGGAGCAGTATTCCGTCAATCAGGGGCCTGGTTATTTGACGATTCGTCAAAACCAGATTGCCCAGGCGCTTCGCGCTGCGGTAAACGAGGTTGAGACCGACATTGCGACGGCCGCTTACAAGGGGGCCAGCCGCGCCTATGGAACGGCCGGAACCACCCCTTTCGGCACCAACCTTGGTGAGAGCGCTCAGCTCCGCAAGATCCTCGACGATAACGGCGCGCCCGCAAGCGACCGCAGTCTGGTCATGAACACCACGGCCGGAGCCGCGATCCGCACGCTGCTCAACAACCCGCTCAACGCCAACACGTCGCTGAACGGTGACCTGACAGCGCAGGGCGTCATCCTGGATCTGAACGGTTTCAAGTTCCGCGAGAGCGCCCAGGTCGCCACCGTGACGGCCGGTGCGCTGGCTTCCGCTACCACCACCAATGCCGCGCTAACCGTCGGACAGACCGTCCTGCCGTTGGCAACGGCTGGCACCGGACTCGTGGCTGCGGGTGACATCATCACGCTGGCCAATGACACGAACAAGTACGTTGTCACGAGCGTCAGCTTTGCCGGTTCCGCTCCCGCATCCGGTGATTCCATCACCATTGCGGCCCCCGGGCTTCAAGTGGCTCAGGCCGCCGCAACCCGTGCCATTACCGTGGTGGCTACGTCCGCGCGTAACATTGGTTTCAGTCGCAATGCTATCGTGCTGGGTACGCGCCTTCCCGCGCTGCCTGCCGAAGGGGATCTGGCGATTTTCCGAGAGGTTGTCGTCGACGACCGCAGCGGACTGGCTTTCGAGGTCGCGGCCTACCCTGGCTTCCGCATGGTCACTTACCATGTGTCGCTTGCCTGGGGCGTCTCGGTCTTCAAGCCCGAACACACCGCAGTCTTGCTCGGCTAAGACCTTCTCATCGGCACCATCGGCAAAGGGCCGTCCGGAATACCGGGCGGCCCTTTTCGCGTCTCCGGGCCCGTGAGTATCCAGTCGCGTGATTTTGACATGGCGTGGGTTTTGTGCTGCGTTCCGACATTTTGTTTCAGGCGAAGAAAAGCGCCCGCGAGCGGTTTGATGTGCATGGCGTAGACGTGGAGTTCCGAGGTGGCCGCGTACGCGTTTTGATTTCTGCGGCGCCTGCAAGCCTGGACCTCATGGCGGGTGGTTTTTCCACCAAGCAGGTTTGGAAAATCCGCATGCCATCAAGCATCACTCCGGTTCCAAAACCGCTGGAACGCATCACTACTGTCTCGGGTCGATATTACGTCATCACGTCCGTTCTTTCGCCGACCGGAGCCGCTCAGATGCAGGAACACGTTGTCGAGGCCGAATGGAGCTGAGATGAACCACCTCGCGCTTGAACAAGCGGTGAAGGCCGCTCTAGCTGCATCGGCATTTCCCGCAACGGCCATCTATACCGGTTCGGGTTACGACATCTTGGAACCTCAAAGTTCCAATCTGATCGTTTCGTGCCAAAACGCTCGTCAGGAAGGCATCGGCCTTTATGTGGCTGACGTGACCGTCCGGCTGACTGCTCCCGCGCTCCAGGGGGCTGATTCTTATGCGTCTTTTGACCAGCAGCTCAACATCCTTCGCGACGCGTTGACGCCCGTATACATGAACGCGAATTGGCCAATCACGGCCTCCGCTCCCGCGTTTTTCGGTATGTGGGTGGAATCCAGCTCCACCACTTCCGACAACAACGCCTGGTCGTCGGAGCATTCGGTCAGCATGGGAATCGGCATTTGAGGAAATGCGCATTTGACACGGAGGCCCAAGCGAATCCCCAACCCCACCAACCTAACCTACCATGGCCGCCACACTTCTCGGCTCCTCCACCGGAGCCACCTTCGGATGCACCGCTGAGACCGGCATCCTGATCAACAGCTTTTCCGTTTCCACTTCGAGCGACAAGGTCGAGGTGAAAGATGAAACGGGATCGGTAAAGCTCGTCGCCATCACCAATCCCCGTTCCGCCATCAGCCTTTCCGGGACGGTTGCCGGGACCACGGGTGTTGCCGCCGCCTCCGTCGGAGTGGCACTCACGCTTGCCAATAGCGACACGATCGGTGGCGTCTCTGCAGGAATCAACATCGTTGACTCCGTCCAGCTCTCCAAAAGCCAAAACGGGTTCAAGACCATCTCGGTCTCCGCGACCCGCTACCCGCTGATCACTTCCTAATCGGATGAATCGCTGATCTTCATCGGGCTACGCCCCCGGCCCGGCATCTGAGCCGAAGAGGGGGCATTTTTACAACTTACAATCCGAAAAACCAATGTCCGAAAATCCCGATGCCCTGCAAGGGGGATGGTTTACCAGTTCCGACCTCAAGCTCGTCACCGCGCTGAACTGCGCCGGTTTCGCCTTCAAGAAAGACTCAGAGGTCACCCGTCTCAAGTTTTCCGATGGGCGTGACAGCTTCACCTGGCACCTGGAGGTCAACAACGATGCCGGAGAGCACATCAGCGAGTTCCTCAAGCTCTGGGAGAATCCAGCCGAAAGCGGACTTCCTAAGCCCGACAACCGCGTCATCTTTCTCTGGGCTCGTGAAGCCATGATGGCTCGGAACCACATCCTTGCCGAGACACACAAGGATCCTGCCAGTGAGTTCCGCCAGCGAGGCGATGTCCGCGTCGCCATCTCTCCCCGCCTCGGCAGAACCGAAAGGGAGCAACTCGCGCGCCTCGCAAGCTAGACCGTCCATATTTATGAAAAATGAAGACCTCGACATGATGCCGGACCCCGGCATCGACACGGAGAAGCGCAACGCCGAGCTCGATGCCGACCTCCTGAAGGGTGGCGAGTCGATTGCCGGGATCACGCTCCGCCCGATCACGGCGGGGGATCTGGCGATCCTCATGCAGTCCGGCGTTGGAATCGTCCTGGGACGCACCGACAATCTGACCTATGACACCGGAGCCATTCTCTTTACCCAGTCCCAGCCCAAGGAGATCGTCCGCGAGGCCTTCAGAGATGGAACACTCAAGGACCGGGTGCTCGATTTCCTTGATGAGTACGACCCGACGCTCTTCAGCGAGGCAGTCCCCCGTGTGGCCGATCTGGTCGGTCGGATGAACCGCTCGAGGACGGCCATCAGCGGATCAGCACCTTCGTCGGGGGACCGCCCAAAAAAAGCTGGTCGCCGGGGTGGCTGACAAGTTACGTCGCCATTCTGGCTGAGAAGACCGGCTGGAGCATGGACCAGATCCTCTGGGAGCTTCCGTTTTCCGAGGGAATGCGGATCTCGGATTACCACGTCTGGATCGGTGGAAAGACCCTCCGGTGGGCGGATGATGTCTGGGATCTGGAAAGCGATCTGGGGCTCTAATATGGAACTCAGGAAATCAGGAATGGATCTGAAATGTCCCCACTGCGGATCTGGTCTTTGTGACGATGGTCAGGGATTTACCTGCGGGACCGGAGTGGTCCCCGAATGGGGCACCTCGAGGACCGGCCTCTGCCACCGACGGGCATCCTTTTCACTTTTGACACCCCGCCACGGGCAGAGTGAACACCAAGGTCGAAATCGATAACCGCCAACTCCTCGCGCGTATGAAACGCCTCGAGGACGTCACTGGGAAAACCGTTTCCTCGACTTTGAAACGCGGGGCACGACTTCTGGCCGTTAATCTGGCAACTTCCTCGCCTCCTTACGGCAAAAACAAGGATGCCCGCGCCCAAGGGGAGCAAGCCGTCCAGAACGACATTCTTCGGGTTTTCACTCCGGGATCCGCCATCACGACAAAGCAAGGCCGATCCACCAAGAGCTTTGCCGAGGATGTTCAGAGCTTCATGACCCGCGACCTGCGGCTCCGAGATGCCATCGTCGCCGCTGTTCGTGCCGCTGATGCGACCGCTCTCAATAAAATCCTATCCAATGTGCCTGGATATGCCCGTTTCCATGCCACGACCACTGTGGATCGCGATCTGCACAAGAGCACCCGGAATGCCTATGGCCGCGTCCGCAAGGGATGGCGGTCCCGTGAAATCGTACTGGGGAATGCGCTCCCGCAGTACCTCAAGGAAAAACAAGATCTCGTAGGCCTCACCAAAGCCGCATGGGCGTCCGCCGCATTAAAGGTCAATGCTGATGTAAAAGACGCCCTGAGTGGGCTCCCTGCATGGGTCAAGAGACACATTTCCAATGTTCCTTCCGCTGTTGTCGATAAGTCGGAGTCCAATTTACCGGTCATCACGATGACTTCCAAACTGCCCTGGGCAGACAAAGCCATGCCGGAAAGCAAATACAAAGAAGCTCTCCGGATCCAGCGGGAGAAATTCTACAACGCCATGGGCAAGGAAATCCGAGCCGCATTGAAAGCTCAAGCAACCAACTAATTTTATGGCCGATATCAGCGTATCAATGGGGGTGACGGGCAAGGACGTTGTCCAGGGCGCGTTCAAAGATGTCGCGTCCTCAGCCGAGGCCATGGGGTCCGCGCTCATGGAGCATACCAAAAAATTGGCCCAACTCGCACTTGGATTTGAAGGGGTAAAGATTGCCTGCGATCAATTCAAAAGAGTCCTTGATGAAGGAGGAAAACTGAACGACCTGAGCGAGCAAACGGGGATCGCGGTGGAAAAACTTGTCCTCTTGCAACGTGCTTTTCAGAACAACGGCCTCGAGGCCGATGATGTGGGGAAGGTGGTCAATAAAATGCAGAAAGCCATCTCGGATGCAGGGGAATCCGGAAGTCAAGCGGCTGATAAGCTACATAAGCTTGGCCTCTTTGCAGTGGATCTCAAGTCCATGAACCCGGAGGAGCAGTTGGCCGCCTTTGCCAAAGCCATCAACAAGATTGAGGATCCGGCTGATAAAAGCGCCGCCGCGATGGATGTTTTTGGAAAGTCCGGCGGGAAATTACTGTCTCTGTTTTCCAATATGCCGGAGGAAATCAAGGGAGCCGCTGAGGAAGTCGGAACCTATGCCAAGATAATGGGCGACAAAGCGGCGGAATTTGACAAGATCGGCGACAAGCTCCAGAACGCTCTTGGTCATAAAGTCGTGGAATTTTTTGCCGGAGCGTTAAGCAATCTGTCCGGAGGTATTTCCGGCCTCTTGGATGCAGTTTCCAAGTTTGATGCTGCGGCATTTGGTGAAAAGATCACACACGGACTCTCCGAGCCAATGCAGGCCCTCGCCACGGCCATCACGACAGGTCAGTTCATGAAAGCCCTGGAGCTGTCTTATGAACTGGTGAAATGGCAAGCCATGAAGATGGGCAATGAACTTTACCACGCATTTGAAGGGGCTGTGGCTGGCGTTCAAGAACTCTTTACAAAGGTTTTTGACCCAAACGGGTATATTTTCAATTACATCGCCACCGGATTCCAAACCCTTGGCTCAATGATCAAAGGTATTTTGATTGAAGGAGTTCTTGGAGTCATTGATGGGATCCCTGGCTTTTCCAAAGTTACCGAGAATCTCAAATACCAACTTGAGACAGCTCATCAAGAAATCAAAAATGGCCAGAACGCCCTGGCTACTGGTTGGGAAGTTGCACAATCGGAATTGGGAAAAATTGTAAAATCCAGCGCAGATGTTGCGGTCAATGTCTACAACTCATCTGCAAACCTTTTTGATCAAAAGGCTCAATTTGATAAAATCTCTGAAATATCCAAAGACATTCAGAGTGCGTGGCAACACAGTGCCGAAGCCGTTGATCGGTTTGTGGATCGGTTAAATAGTCCCACTCCGTTTGGGCAATGGAAAATGGGAAGCAATGGGGCGCTTGAGCCGGTTCAACAACCAAAGACGCCCATGCAAGAGTATCAGGACTCTTGGAAAGGCAACGGATCTGGCCCCATCGATGACGGCAAATCCGCGCCACCACCTCCTGGCGGTTCTGGAGGGAAAACCAGCCCAGCCCCCATTCCCATCTATTCCGACGCCCAAATGTCCGGCGGCGGCCTTTTCAACGTCAAGAATGTCGGCATGGACATGGGTCAGGATCTCACTGCCGCAGGCATGGAGATCAAATCAAGACTTCAAAACCAATACGGACGCCAGCTGGCCGATGCTCAAAAGAATCAAGACTTCCAAGGGGCCGCGTACTACCAGCGGCAGATGATCGACCAACAAAATGCCATGGCTCAACAGGCACTTGGCGACGCGGCGGAAAAGGAAACCAACCGGCAATACACCGGATCCGATCAAGCAAGCTCTGCCGACGTTCTGAGGCAGATTGAATCCAAATACCGTGGCACTATGTCTCCGGAGGATGCCCTGAAAGCGGCTCGGAAAGAATACAACGATGTCGTGAACAAAAACAAAGGCCCCATGGCCGATCAGGGTGGCCCCGGTGGTACTGATAAATCCGGATCGCAAAAATCTCCGCAAGATAAAGCCAACGATGTCCTGGACAAGATCCTGAGTTACCTCAAGGACACCGTCCGCCTTGATCAGAAGCTCCCCCTGATGGCCCTTTCCTAAGATCCAGACCATATGAGCACAACTTACCACGGCGTCACCTCCGCTCTCATCATTGCCCCCGGCGAGCAGATCACGACTGCCAACAGCGGCCTGACCACTCTGACCCGCACCTACCAGTGCGCGGCTACCTACGAGGCCACCGCGGAGTCGATCCTCGTCCCTGGATACGCCCCGGCAGATTACCCTCTCCTTGCCCTTCAGACCGCGCCGGTCGCCCAGCGCACGGGCTCGATCACGACTTTTGCCTGCACGTTCTTTGGTGTCCTTTCGGAATCGGCTTGGGAAAGGTATTACGATCAATACTCCAGCCGCAACGAGCAGGCCTCCTACACTTACGAGGATTTCAAGGGGATCAGGTCACTTGGTTTCTTGCTGACTTCTGCCACCGGAAAGTTCAATTACGGAGCCCCCGTCTTAAGCCGGAGCTATGTAGTTCCCCGCGCCACGATGCCCAAGGTTCCGGCACTTGCGGCCTCAGCATGGTCAGGCGTTCCGGTCTCGACGTTCAATGAAGTCCCCCCGGCCTCGACCGTCCCGACCACGGTCACCTTGTCCAGCGGCGACACGGTGGCCTATCCCGTGACTTTCGATCCCGATCAGCCGCGCGGCAGTGACCTGCTTGCGGTCGGCATGACGACCAGGGTGAACAGTTTCTCGGTCGTGCCCTACGGAGCCGCCAATCTGGTTTCCATCGATTACGAGCGGGTATGGGGGGCCGACGGGCACACTCTGAATCCTTACGCGCACGATCCGACAAATCTCCGCGACAGTTCCATCGATGCCTTGGTCCTACCGACCAACAACTGCACGATATCAGGCCTTACGGTGACACCGGAGGCGTATGATTCCTCCGACACCCTTCAGGCCTCGCTCGGAGCCGGTCCGATTTCGGTCGGGTATGCGTCGCTCTCCAATCCGACGCCGGAATTCCCCGTGCTGGCAACGGGGATCGTTTGGCACGATCATTTTAACTCGCTTTCTGGTAACGATTACAACGGATCCACCAGTCTTGCCTCCGGCATGTTATCAACGGCGCTCCATCTCAAGCCTTGGAAATACGACATCGCGGTCTCCGTCGCGACGGAAGGAGGGACCGCAAGCTCCTTTGTCTATAATGTGGTCACCAAGGGCGTACCTCCTCCTCCGACGATTACTTCTGGGTCGAGCACATTGACCCCAGCGGTGGGAGGCAGTTTTCCTCATGCGGCGTACACGACGTTCCGGGTTGATTTCGACGAAGCCTACCTTGGAGCCACGGCAGACTTCTCCATCACCTCCTACAGTTACCGGGCAGCACAGGGCGGATCGACGCTGACTGCGGGATCGCCTTCGATTTCCGGCCCGTCGGATATTAACAAGCATTTGACCTTTACCTTGGCGGGAAATGTCGGAACCGATGTCACTCTCCGTGCGGTGAATGCCAGCGGATCAAGTGCCGTGGCCACCACGACGATCGCCATATGAGCACGACCCCTGACGGACTGGTCAGCTTCCGGTCGTATCTTTCCAATGTCGGAGGGCAAAACACGGGCCAGCCTCCGTACACGATCAAAGCCAAGGATCTCGATACCAACTTCCAGATGGTCACGGTCCGCCCTCCGGCCGCGTCCGGTGTCGGGAAATCTGCGGCATACACGGTCAAGATCACTCCGGTGGGGACCGAGCTTCAGTTCCATGTCGTGACGCTCCATGTCTGCGTCAATGGGGTCGATAAGCAGATCGATGTCCTGGCACTCGGTGACCCGTACTGACCGTGGCCACTTACCTGAAACGCTGTTCCGAGGGAGGTACTGCCGCCTGTCCGACTTGCGGGGGTACATCGACAGGGTGCTTTTATTCCGCATCCCTCGTCCTCGATGGCACGATCTCCATCGATGACTTGCCGGATAAGATCAAGGTCCGCTTGCAAACGGCAACGCCACCGTACCCGGAGGCGGATTTCGATTTCCTCAAGCAATCCGATGGGAGCTATCTGATCGATCCCGCCGTGGCATCCGGGGTTTACGCGGGATCAGTATTCTTGCAAAGCGGGGTTTCTTTCAAAGCCGCACCAGCATCGGTGTTTGATTTTGGCGGGGCTCCGCTCTGGGGATTTGTCAGCAGTAATCCGTTTTTAGGATTTACCAATAATTCCATCGGCCAGTGCATTCCGCCGTATTTCACATCGGAGAATTTTGTCCGTGATGCCTTTGACGATCATTACACGACCGGCGGAGTCACCCTGACGCGGGTGTCGGATTATCTCTGGACGGGTGGAGGGCACGCCCTCTACTGGTCGGCCACCGGCTGGGGGTGGGTACTGGATGGCCATTCCAAGACCGGATTTCAGAACTCCCCCGTGGGATCCTACTCCGGCGGAGGCACGGTCACCGAATGATCGAACGCATCGCCCAGGTCACCCGCTCGGTCACGCGCTGGATCGGTCAGGGGGCTCCGGTGACGCCTGCCGAGCTTCTGGCCAAAAGACAGGCCATCTGTGAGAAATGCCCTGCCAAAAAGGGTGCAAACTGCGACATCTGCGGGTGCTTTTTATCCGCAAAGCAATCCATGGCGACCGAGTCGTGTCCTTGGGAGAAGTGGTGACTTTTGACACCGCGCCCGAGGCATGGCCTCTGTCTCTTTGCCCAGTATCGTCCAGTCTGCCGAGTATTCCTATCAGCTGACCGTCACCGACGGCTCCGGTTCTCCGGTCAATATCTCGACGGCCACGATCACGGGTCAGATCCGCAAGGCCGCTGGAAAAGATCTCTACGCCACCTTCACCGCCACGCCGGTCTCCGGTCAGGTCAACAAAGTGACCATGTCTTTGACACACACTCAGACCGCCGCGATCCCGGCCACGCCGGACGGCTCGGTCTGGGCGCATGACGTTTTCGTCCAGTTCACCGACGGAAGCCGCATCCGCGTCCTCCGTGCGGATATCACGGTCGAGGCTAGGGTCACTGCCTGACGGCCATGGCTGACGTAGCCGTCACGCTCCAGCCGGGACAACAGTTCCCCGTTTCGGTCACCGACCAGTTGACCACTGTCGGGACCGCCGCCCCCCTTACCAACATCGAGGTCTCCATCGCCTCGGTCGCAGGGATCAATGCCACGGTTTCTGGAAATGCGGAACGCATTGTAACGGTCAGCGGTGGTGGCGGAGGATCTTCTGTCAAAGTTGTAGCCATTCCCGATGATGCCGCTCGGCTTTCGCTGACTCCCTCCCAAGTCAATGCCGGAGACCTCGTCCATGTCTATGTCGCGCCGGTGTCCTGGGTCAGTCCAGTCTTTCAACTGACGTTTGATTCCATCCCGTTTGATGGGACGGACTATTATCTGAACATCTACAGCGGAAGTTCTTGGGGTTTCAGCTACATCAATGACATAGGAGTTCAGGACGGAGACATCCCCACATTGGTCGCTGGTAGAGTGAAGCACTTCCTCGAGGTGAACTATTCGTCCGTTTTTAATGTTTCGATTTCTTTTGGCACAGTAACCACGGTCACGCTGAGTTTTAAAAATGAGGACTCAGACTATGGGTCGGTTAGTGGTGACTACGTTTCCGTTTCTCAAACTGTGTCTGAAGTCCGATCTACCGCTGGCTCAAGTGGTGGATTCTATCAAGTTATTGACGTTTCCAAGCTGGGAACTGCCGATGCTTTTGCCGTCCTTCCAATCAACAATCTTTTTCCATCACTATCGATAGGGTCTGCGGCAATCGATTCCCTGGGTAATATCACGGCGGCCTCGCAAATTCTCAACGGTGACGCTGGATCGGATTCGATCCTCAAAGTCGGAGCACTAGAGTTCCAACCCTATGGGGTAAACAATGTGTGGTTTGGCGACAATGCCTACTATGCAGGCGGATTTTATTTCCGAAATAATGGATCGGCAGGTTTGTTTTACTTTCAGGGAGCAAACGCCGGTGGATCCGGTGAGGAAGGCCAGTTCCGCATGACTGGAAATGGAACTGCCGGGGATTCTTTTTCTCCGACCACACAACTGAAAATCGCTTACACCGGCGAATTTGGTGTTGGCCCTTCCGTCAGTACTGCGACTGGGGATTTCAATGGATCTAAATTTTACGTCGATGGAAACGGTAATGCCAGACTGTCCAAGTCGCTGAAACTCTCTCCGACATCAGCACCCTCATCCCCCAGTGCAGGCCAGATCTACTACGATTCCACGAGCAACCACTTCTATGGCTACAACGGATCGACCTGGAAACAACTCGACAACTAAATCTATGAGTCAGATCACGATTACTCTTCAAACTGCGACCATCGACACTTCCAAGTATGTCCTGTCGGATGACCCATCCACGAAACGGGTCACAGTTACCTTTGCAGGGCTTTTTGTTCCCGTTGTGATCTGGGATGGAGATGCCTACACCGCCGCCGGTGACTACACTCAAGTCCAAGTGGACGCCCGGATCACCGAGGTGCTTGGAGCCGATCCTGCCGCCAAGATTTCCAGTCTGCTCCGGCACTTATGACCGACGCGGCAAAATGGCTTGATGTCGGCTTGAAGGTGTTGACCGCCGTCGCCGGTCTGCTCTTCATCACTATGAGCCGCAGTTTTGTCACCCGTGAGGAATACGAAAAAACCGATGCCAGGGTGCAGAAAATCGAGTTTGCCCTGGTCCAGCTCGTGGAACAGAACAAAGCCAATGACCGGCAGGATCAGATCATGGCCGACCATGAGTCGCGAATCCGGATGCTGGAGTCGCACCACCAGTAGTTTTGACATGGTGGCTTCCTGAGTGAAGCAGTCCGCCATTCATGCGCTGGTCATTATTCTCTTAGCTTGGCTGGCCTTGACGGTCTGCCTCTTTGGCATTACCGGATGCGCTACGGCCCCGAAGCCTACAGCTCCGGTCTTCACGGCCCCGACCGTCACCAAGACTTGGACCGCAGTTTCCAAAGCCCGTGATGCCGCCCGTGACCTCGAGGCCGATGCCCCTGCCTCTCTCCGTCCTGGCATCGCGGCTCTTTCCCAAGATCTGGCCAATGCCCAGCAAGCCCTGAGCGATTATGCCGCGAGTGTTGGAACTCAGACGGATGCCCTGAACAAAGCCGAATCCGACAAGAACGCGGCCCTGCTCCAGGTCTCCTACCTCGAAGGCAAGCGTGAGAAGGCCCTGCGAGAACTCTGGATCCTCCGGCTCATCATCCTCGCCGAGATCGGTTGCGTGGTCGGATGGATCGCCCTACGCGGGGGGATCCGCGCCATGCTCCCGTGAAAGATTGGCTCTCCAAGGTCTTCAGCGAGGCGAATGGTACACCCAGTAGCGTCCGCCTTCTGCTGGGGCTGGTGGTCTTCTGTGCCGTCGGGGCCGTGATCTATGTCCTGATCCAACACGCTCGACTCGGCACACTCATCGACCTGCCTCCAGGTGTGGTCTCGGTCGTGAACTGGTCGGTCTCGGTCCTCGCCGGGGCCAAGGCGGCCAGCAAATTCGGAGAGCAACCCCCGACTGCGCCATGATGCTCCCTCTCAAAGACCTGTGGGAATCCATAGAAATCACCGACTCGGCCCGCTTTATCCGGGCGGTCAAGGCGATCCGGGCGAATCAGGCCCACTATGATGCGGTGGCGGAGTTTTGCCGCATCCCGTGGCAGATCGTCGCTGTCCTACACACCCGCGAAGCCGATGGGAACTTTAACTGCCATCTGCACAACGGAGATCCCTTAACGGAAAGGACAGTTCACGTTCCCAAAGGATATCCCCTCGTCGGGGAACCTCCCTTTACCTGGGAGGAATCGGCCCGTGATGCGCTTTCCATGTCCAATTTGTCAGGCCGTGCCGGATGGGATGATATTGCCACGACGCTGGACCGCATTGAGCGGTTTAATGGCCTCGGCTACCGCAGGAAAGGCCTTCCATCTCCTTATCTCTGGGCGGGGACCAACCATGCTCCGTCAGGGAAATTCACATCCGACGGGCACTTCGATCCTGCCGCCACCGATGCCCAGCCGGGAGGAGCAGGTCTCCTGAAGCTCCTCGGATACCGCACGGTCACTTGACACTCCAACGGAAATTTCTTCAACTGTCACGCTGATCGAGGCTTTGCGGGTTCTGGCTCGGACCGTCAAAACGCAGGATGGCGTGGTTTCCGCATGCCTAAATGCGGAGCCAGCCCGATTTCCTAGCGCTGCGCGCGCAGCGCGTGGCGCTAGGCTTCCGGCTCGTGCCCGTAGGCCCGGAGCAACTGGCGAGTGAGGATGTTCTGTCGCTGAAGTTCCAAGATCTGCTTGGTTCCTTTCTCGTTCAGTGCCCAGAGCTGGAGAACGATCACAAAAGGCAACAGCGCGCAAACGATCCCGAACATGATGCTCAGGACGACGCCCAGGACACCTAATCCTGCAAAGACAGAAAACGCAGATGCCAGAAAGAATGTCATTGATTAAATGGCTTTGTGGATGGCATCGATAGCCTCTTCGATGAACTTGTAGTCGTTGCTGGCAATCACTTGATTGTGCCCTCCGGCAGCCACGATGTTAATCAGTTTCCGGGGCTTTTTCCTCCAAAGTTGAAAAAATACGACCATCAGGACCGCCGTGATCAGGGCAATAAAAAGGAATGGGGTCAGTTTTTCTTTTGCATACGAGGAAAGGGACATCCCTGTAAAAATTGCAAAAGCGAGCATCAGAAGGAAATTTGCCGACTTCCCTTTCACCGGTTCCAAATCGACCGTAACCCCTGCCACGCTAGAAGGGACAAATGTTGAATTGTTGATGATGATCAAGCGGTTGGTCACGCGGACCCCGTTTTTATCAAGAAAGACAGTCTCTTCGTTTTCCATATGGTCTTATTCGTGATACAAAGGGGATCCGTCGGGAAAGCGCAAAATTACCGCCCCGTAGCCTTTTTCGGTTCCTCAGCCGCCCGAGGTGCGGTGACTTCGGTGACGGGGTACGTCGCCGATTCTTGAAGCAAGGCGTCCAAATGACGTTCAACCAAAGGAAGGCCTGCGGCAATCGCCATTCTCATGATTGAAGAATGGTCGGTTGCAGCGCGTTTGGCTAAGGCGGTGATTCGCTCATGAACGGGCCATTTAAGCCTGACTGTTTTGGTGATTTCTTTGTCCATCGTTTGACACCTTCTTCTTTTTTAGAAGAATTTCCAATAATTTCTTGCCATCCACTATAATTTAAGCCAAAACACTACTTGCCACGACACATGAGCACCGAAGACAGAACCTTCTACATCAAGCTGCCGAGTACCCTCGCGGCCCGTTCTGAGGCTCTCAAGGAGCGGACGGGCATCAGCGAGGCCGCAATTCTTCGCCAAGCGATCACCGCAGGACTTGGCAAGGTGGAAGAGGCCATCGATCTCCTCCACGAAGACATGGACCCCGCCGATCAAGCCGTTTCCTGACTATGGTTTCCTTAGTTCAAATCGACCCCGATCGTCTCGCTTTTCCCAAAGACTTGGCCGATCACCTCGGCCTCTCGCTCCGCGAGATGAGCCGCCTCAAGGCAATCGGGTGTCCTTTTTACGGCCGGAAGACGACCCTGCGCTGGGTGCGCGCTTTCCTCGCATCCCAATCGGGGGCAAGAGCACTCGTTCCCGCGCGCTCTGTGCGTCGTTCGTCCCGAGTCGCGTGTAAATCCGATGGACCATCCTCGTCGAGTGATTCACAAGGCGCATCGCCTGCACTTCGGAAAGCCCTGCCTGGTGGCAGCGCGAAATAAAGGAGACCCGGCAACAATGACTCGTGGCACCTCTGGCAACCTTTCGCAGGATGGAGTTGAAGGCCTTGTTGGTCTCAACCTTGTCGACCGGCATGGTATGACCGTCGTACCAGGTGGCGTTTTTCAAGACCGCGGCCAAGTCGTCGCTCAGGGGAGCCGTGAACCATTTTCTTGGGTCGGTCGCGTCCCGTTTGGAGTCTTCGAGGAGAAGGGTTTTGCGGGTGTAGTCGACCCGATCCTTGGCAATCCTGGCTTCATAGAAACGGCAGCCGGTTTGAATCAGGATCTCGAAGACGGTTCCCATCCATGGCTCGGCTTTCTTAAAGAGAAGGCGAGCCTTTTTGATGTGGTCGTCGGAAAGCGCTGGTTTTTCCTTGGCGGCCGCAAGCGGAATTCTTGCCAGTGCAATGACATTTCGGTCGAGAAACTCCCTGCGCATGGCCTCCTGGAGGATGAAGGAGAGGTGTTTGACCTCAAGGCGGGCGGTGTTGTGCGCGATCCCCTGTCCTTTTCGCCATGCCATGTATGCCTCAGCGTGGTCGTAACTGATTTCTCGCGGGTGTCGGATCCCTTTTTCGAGGAGAAAGGCATGCAGGGTCTCCCAGACTTTCATGTAGCGCCAGGAGCTCGACTCGCGCCTGTAGTGACTGCGTGTGAATTCGGGCACCCAGGAGGCGAGATTCTCGCCCATGTCCGGTCTGGTCTCGGCTTCGATCGCGGAGCGGCGAGTAGCCTCCTTTCGGGCCTTCAGGGTCTGCTTCGCATCGTCGTGTCGGAGCTTCAGGTTCTCCTCGAGCCAGCGCTTGGTCTCCGGATCACGATAACGGAGATACCAAAAGGGACTCCGGGCGGTTTTGCGCAAGTAGGCCATGACCAAGAGTTCCCCATCCTTCCCCACGAAGGAAGCATTTTTCCGCCGTTTTTGGCGGGATAACAGAGAAAATCCACCACCAAACACCGTCTGCAATATGTTACCGTTACACCACAGGGCAGTAAATTACAGAGTAATCAAGGGACTGTTCCCTAAGGGTTCCCCATTTTTTGGGGAAAGGTCCGTTGATCACGCCGGGAATTGTGCAGTTTTTACACCTCGGATGCAAGGAGGCTTGTCATGAGCTTCTGGTCCTTTCTTTTCGTGGTGCTCCTCTTGGTCTTGACGATTGGCTTCCGTGAGGGAGTTGAAATCGTGGAGCGTGTCTTGACCTGGCTGGGAGGTCGGCGATGAGTACCGATCCCTGCCTGGATGCCGCGCTGGCTTCCCTTCGGCCTTCGTTCTTTCGGCGTGCTTGGAACTGGTACAAGCGCGTTACCGGCTACGACATGCATGTGCTGCAGGCCCGGACTGGGCTGCGGATTCGGAGCACTTACCGCCCGGAGGTGAAGCCATGAGTCCCTGCTGCTCAATCTGCGACGAGGAGACGGGTTTCCTCACCTGCCCTCATGTGGGGCCGGTCTGCTTCGAGTGCTGGGGGTCGGGCATTCACGAGACGATGGTTCGGAAGGCCACCTGCTGGAAGGACTTCATGAATCTCGTCCTCGGCGAGGAGCAGCTGGCCATGCTCACCTGCGATTGGACGCACGTTTTCAAGAAATACGGGATCATCCCGTGCCGGAAGGTGGAGGTGGCGTCATGAGCTCGCCCTCTTTCAAAGAGAAGCTGGCCCGCCTGATGCGGGAGACCGGAAAGAGCTATCAGGAGTGCTGCCGGATCCTCGGTCGTCGTGGCGCCATGGCGCGGGCGCGTCGGCTCTATGAGTTCTACAGCGAGAGGAGCAAACAGGAGGCCCGAGGGCTACGATGATGCGGCAAGTCACTATCGACGACGCCCTGATCGGGCTCTTGCATGCCGTCATTCTTCAGGCGGTCGAGGATTACCGAGGCCTGCAGGCTCGAGGGGTCTTTCTGAAGGGAGAGGTCAACGAGGGGTTTTTTTCACGGTATCGCGCGGGCCGCGCCGGATACCGGAGGCCCATGAATTTCCAGCGCGAGTCCGAGATCACGGAGCTTCTGCACTTTTTTAATGATTGGCCGCTTGAGCTGTTGGGGGATCTCACAGGACTCCCTGCTTGTCGTGTGCGCCGGTCCCTAGGAATCAAGAAGGAGGTGGGGCGATGAGCGATCACGAGGAGAAAATCACCGAGACGCTCCGGGTCGCCTGGAGTCGTGAGCAGGCCGCCGGTCGTGATCCGGTCTACACCCGCACGCCGCTGGACGAGATGGTGGCACGCGAGGAGGGGGAGCATTTCGAGGAGCACGAGGTGCGTCTGGAGGCTTTCCGTCGCCTGCTATCGCTTTTCTTTGCCGACGGGCCGCATCCCGGGGATGTCATGCGCCGGGTCTATGCCGTGGCCAAGGCGCTCCGTCCCGAGCTGATCCTTAACATGTCGTGCAAGGAGATCGGCGGGATGTTCGGTGAGACCAAGGCCGCCGTCAGCTACCGCATCAAGCAGCTGGTCAACCGTCCCATCGCCGCCCTCTCGGGCCACAGCGCCCAGCTCCCCTGGCAGAAATCTTCCTCGGCCTGCGCCAAATACGCCGCGCGGGCCAAGGGCAATCAGAACCGCCGAAACCACAAACCCAAGAAAAAACCCGTCACATCATGAGCAGTCACCCTGAGTTCCGCTTCGTCGCGATCGATCGCATCGCCAAGTCCCCGACCAATCCCCGCAAGGTTTTTCCGCCGGAATACATCACCGAACTGGCCTCCTCCATCAGCCTCAAGGGGATCATCTCCCCGCTGCTGGTCCGATCGACCGATGATCTGCCCGCTCCGGTGGGCCATGAGTATGAGCTGATCGCCGGGGAGTGCCGTCTCCGTGCCGCGGAGCAGGCCGGTCTCTCCGAGGTGCCCGTCCTGGTGCGCGATGATCTCTCGGCCAATGACGTGCTCGAGCTGCAGCTCATCGAGAATCTCCAGCGCCGCGAGCTCGATGTCCTCGAGGAGGCCGAGTCGTATGCCGCCCTGCTCGAGCTGGAGGATGCCGGGGTGAAGCGTCACACGGCCGAGTCGCTGGCCGCCGCGATCTCCAAGAGCACGCACTATATCCGCGAGCGGCTCAATCTCATGAAGCTCTCGGGCAAGGCCAAGGAGGCGATCCGCGCGGGGGAGCTGACCTTCTCGGTGGCCCGCCTCATCGCCACGATTCCCTCGCCCTCGCTAAGGGACCAGGCTCTCGATGAGGTGCTCCATCCGACCTATGAGGAGGAGCCGCTGAGCTCCCGCAAGGCCGCCGCCTGGATCCGCGAGCACTTCATGGTCGAGATCAAGAACGCCCCCTTCGACAAGGAGTCCGAGGAGCTGCTGCCGGTCGAGTATGACGCCATGGGTCAGCGCGTGAAGGGTGGCGCCTGTGCCACCTGCCCCTGGCTCTCGGGGAATCTGCGTCCCGAGGTCCATGGGGAGGAGCATCCCGGCTCGGGGAATCCCGATCTCTGCATGCACCCCGGCTGCTACAGCGAAAAGCTCGAGGCCAGCTGGCAGGAGTCCCGTGCCGAGGCCCTGAAGGCCGGAAAGCGCGTCCTCTCCGAAAAGGAAGCCGAGTCGGAGATCAATCCCTATTACGCCGGGCTCGTCTGGAACTCCAAGTATGTCGCCCTCGGGGACAAGGTGCCCGCCGGAGAGCTGGCTGATCCGAGCGGCAAGCCGCCGACCTGGAAGAAGCTCCTCGCCAAGGTCTCGGTGAAGCCGGAGGTCTGCGTCCTGCGGGACAAGAGCCATCGCCCGCTCGAGGTCGTGCTCAAGCGCGAGGCGGTCGCCGCCATCAAGCTCGAAGCCGAGAAAAGTGGCGAGGCCTCCCCACTGCGCGGCCGTGGTCAGAACCATCCCGAGGAAAAGCAGTCGAAGGAGATGAAGGATCAGGCCCGGGCCGCCGAGAAGCTCGAGACCAAGATCGCCGTCGAGACGCTCCATGCCGGGATCCGCGCCATGGTCGATCTCTTTGCCTCGGAAAAAGCCCCGGAGGATTCCGTCCTCTGGCCCCGTCTACTGGATGCGGTCATGACTTATGGAATCACCGATCTGATCGCCGATTACCTCGGGGTCTGGGATGCCGGTGCCGATCAGGATGCGGCGATCCGCGAGAAGCTGATGGGCTATCCCGTGGGGCAGGCCCGCGCTGCGCTGGCCCCCTATGTCCTGCTGATCCCGACGCTCGACCATGGGTGTGACTACCAGCTGAGGCAAGGAAATGTCCCAGGGGAGATTGTGGAGCTGCTGGGTCGCTTCGGCATCGATCTGGTCGCTATCAAAAAGACTGTTGAGGAGGCTCATGCCGAGGAGGCCAAGGAGCTGAAGAAGGCCGCCAAGGCCGCCCGCAAGCAACAGGCCGCCCAGGAGGAAGAGGAGGCCGCTGCTGTCTAAAAACTTTCCCGGAAATTAACCATCCCCTGGGGGGGGAGGAAGCCGCGCGGCCCGGTCATCCGGGAAAGGCCGCACAACTCCAAAAACACTACCCATGAGCACACCCGAAGAAATCCTAACCGCCACGAAATCCGAGATCGTTTCCCTGATCGATAAGCTGCCGATCGAGAAATTGCAGCCGCTTCGTGATTACTTACAGCAGGAAGCGAAGAAATTAGAACCTGCCATCATGGAGGCGGAAAGCCGCCTCAAAACGATCGCCAAGCATCTCTGGACCTGCATTCAGACGGGAGAGCATGCCGTCGTCACCGATGTCCACAACTTCCTCGTGGCCCGCGGAAAGATCGTGCCGTTCACGCCTCCTGCCCCTGTTCCATCCCAGGCGCCTGAGACTGTGCAAGACGCCCCTGCTGCCCAGCAGGATGCCACCGCCGCTCCTGCGCCGACCGTGCAGGCCTGATCGCTTCATCCCCGGGGGATCCTTTCTGCCGAGAGGATCCCCGGACAACCAACACACACCCGATGGGAAATCCTGAAAAAGTCCATGGTCTGCTGACCTGGAATCGACGCGAGGCCGAGCTGCACTTCGAGCGCTCCAAGGCCGAGCAATACATCCTCCCTTGGCGCGAAGTCGCCGGGGAGCTGGCCGAGAGTGGCAGTGCGCTGGTCAATGAGCTCAGAGATGGCCGTCGCCCCTGTCCTCTTGTGCTGAGTCTCTTCCTCGAGGCCTGCACGAGCTACGACCGCATCAAGCGGAAGGAGGTGGCGTGATGGGCTTTATCGTTCCGCCACCTCCCGGACATCCGCGCGAGCGCGAGATCTGGGAGGCCATTGTGCGCTTTCAAAAGATCCAGATGGGCGTGCTGCTTTTCGCCATCGTTGCCGTTTTTGTGATTGTTCTCCTTTGTGCCGCTGCCAGCGAAGGAGGTGCGAAGTGAGCACTGAGCCTGATCCTCTCTGGAAGCGTATCTGGAAGAGTTCCGGGATCCGTTGGCTGGGGCCTCGAGGCGACGGGTTTGCCGATGCCATGGAGCGGTTCCAGTATGGATTTGAGTGCGGGTATTCACTGAGTCGCTCCCGCCTCGTTTCTGCCCTGGCTGAATGGCGTCGGGAATGGGATGAGACGCCGCATCAGCATCTGATCTCGGAAGCATTCAGGCAGTCGGATCCCGAGGCCTATGCCGAGCAGGTGGCCGATCACCTGCTGGCCAAGCTCCTTTCCAAGGATGGAGGTGCCGCGTGAACCCGTTTGATTTTCTGCCGCGCGCAGGTCAGTCGATTGAGATCCCGGGGGGAGTGATGTGGTGTGATCGCTGGGAGGTTCGTCAAGGCTATCACCAGGTCTATGACGGACCAGAATGTATCGCCACGGTCCTGACCGGCAATTTCACAGGAGAGATCACCTTTCGTTTTTTCACGTCGGATTCTTCCGCGCTTGACCCCAAAAGGATTCAGGTATCCGTGCCGGAGCTTGGGGATGCTCCACAACGCCCATTGCTCGAAGGAGGTGCGTCATGACAAGGGCTGATGTTTCCGTGATCAAGTGTCTGCTCTTTATGATCTGGGCGCGTCAGCATGACGGCATCGGTCATTGGGTGCTGCTCTTCATCGGAGTGCTTTTTGCTGTCGAGGCGTTCCTTTTCTCGCTGATCGATGTTTCCAAGGGAGGGCTGAAGTAATGGGCCCTTTCTTCAACTACATCATCATGGGGCTCTACCTGATCAATTCGGTCTGGTGGGGTGCCCGTGGGAAATGGGCGGACATGGCCTACTGGCTCTGTGCCGCCGGGATTACCGCCACCGTCACCTGGGAGTATAAGCGATGAAAGAGCGCCCCATCCTTTTCAACGGTGAGATGGTCCGCGCCATCCTCGAGGGTCGCAAGACTCAGACGAGGAGGATCGTGAAAGATTGCTACCTCACAGGAGGACCTCCGGAGGATTATCTCCTATCTCGCTGTCCCTATGGCCAGCCGGGTGACCGGCTCTGGGTGCGGGAGACGTTTGCTTGGCCGAATGATCAGGTAACGATCTACAGAGCGAATTGGAGAGAGGACGCGATGAGACGGGGGCTGGATCATATTCCTAAGGATGACTCTGGGATCAGATGGAATCCCTCCATCCACATGCCTCGGTGGGCGTCGCGGATCTCGCTGGAGATCACGAATGTCCGCGTGGAGCAGCTGAATGAGATAAGCGAGGAGGATGCGATCGCGGAAGGGATCGATCGCGAGTCAGGAGAATATGAAGGGTATTTCCGGGATTATAGAGAGCCAGATGCAATCACTAAGAACGCCCGACTCTCGTATATCGGACTTTGGGAATCCATCAATGGAGCTGGCTCTTGGGATGCAAACCCCTGGGTCTGGGTGATCGAGTTTCAAAGGGTGGAGGAGGAGCAGTCATGAAATACTACGGCCAGCATGTGCCTTTTGGAGTTGGGCCGATTCCGAAGCTGGTCGGATTTTCCAAGGGGAAGATCCGGATCCGTCAGCGGAATGATGATTTCGTGACCATTTTCATCCGGACGAAGCATCGGTTCCTCGTCACGGTGCCGATCGTTCACAAGGGGAATTGGCATTATTGCCCGTCCCTCAATTTCGCGCGGATATCCCGATGAGCACGACCCCCAAGCTCTCCGTCTTTGAGCGGGCTCAGAAGTATGTCGCCAAGATGGATGCGGCCGTTTCCGGCTCGGGTGGCCATGATGCCACTTTCGCTGTGGCCAAGGCGCTCGTGGATGGCTTCTCCCTCTCCAAGGAGGATGCGCTTGCCATTCTGAGGGAGTATAATGATCGCTGCTCGCCTCCCTGGAAGGATCACGAGCTGCTCCACAAGGTGAACTCGGTGACGGCCTCGACGGGCTATCTCCTGAAGGACTCCGACAGCTACACGCCTCGCCATGCCGCGGGATCACTCCCCGCTGCGCGCGCAGCGGAACCGGCGCCGACCTTTGACTCGGAGAAGCTGGCCCGCTTTGCCGCGCCCTGGGCGTCGCAGGTGACGGCAGCCTGGCTGGCCGATCGCTCGGAGATCGATCCCACGGCCTGCACGACGCAGGAATTCCTCTCGGCGCTCTACTATCCGGAGCGTGGGGAGAAGGTGCTGATTTTCCTGAATGAGTTCTCCCAGGGGGAGGCACTCTGGCCCGATGACCGGGAGCTGCCCTCGGAGGGGCGGCGCGGGGTCTGGTATCTCGCCCAGCCGGTCGACGGCCGCTCGCGTCCGAATCCCCGGGGGAAGGATCCCTCGAAGCTCTCGCGTCGCATTGCCGAGTGCGTGGTGGCGTGGCGCTATCTCGTGCTCGAGAGCGATCAGGCCGATGCGCGCGACTGGATGGGGGCTGTCGTCCAGCTGCCTCTGAAAATCGCGGCCATCTACACCTCCGGCGGCCGCTCGGTCCATGTCCTGGTCCGGGTGGATGCCGTCAATGCCTCAGACTGGGATCGCACGAAGGCGGCGATCCTGAAGGGGCTCGTCACCCTCGGAGCCGATCGGGGGGCCCTCTCGGGGGTCCGCTTGACACGGCTCCCCAACTGCCTGCGTCTCGGGAAGGACGTGGTCACCCCCTCCGATGATCCTGAAAAACCGATGAAAAAAACCTATCAACCGTTTCCACGTCCGCAGCTCCAGAAGCTGCTCTATGTCTGCCGCGAGCCCGCGGCCCGTCCGATCTGCGAGATGATCCCGCGCCGCGACACCGTGGCCTCCCTCGAGGGGCTGGTCCGCTCCTCGGGGCTCTCGCTCCTGGAGAAGCCCGCCGACGAGCTGCGCGCGCTCCATCGCCGTCTCCTGCATGTGGCGGCTCAGTCTCCCGTTTGCAAAGCCGCCTCCCGTGAAATCGGCGAGCTAATCGAAGGAGGTGTGAGGTGAGTGAGGAAATCAAGTGCCAGCACTGTGGCGGAGAATATCAAGATTACCTCACCGATGTGGGCATCTGTTGTTTCTCATGCGGGACGGAGCCCTATGAGGAGCAATCACGTCTCTGTAAAGAGATCGTGGCGAGAAGAAAGGCCGAGGATGATCGGCAGAACATGTGGGATGAGCTTCATGCGGTCACGGATTGTCTAGGAGCTGGACTTCCTGATCTGGATCCAGATTCCGGTAAAACTCCTTCGGAATTGGTCTTTGCCTTGAAAAAAAGGGCACGAGATCTCACGGAAACGGCACGCATTATTGTCGAATACATCGAAGATCCCGAGCGGCGTGCCTTTTACCGGAATCAGATCGAGGTGGCCGGAACGGATGCTTTCCAGAAGGGAGGTGCGCTATGAGTAAGGAATCTTGTGACCGATGTGGGTTATCCATTTCTTCCGAATCACCTATTCCTCCGCTTCGTCGAAAGTCCATCGCTTTTGCTGGTCACGTTCAGAATGTCAATTTTGTCTGTGATATTTGTTATAAACGCTGGATCGCACTTGAGGGCTCTACCTTGGTTTGGCTCCATGAGGAAGATTATGGAAGTCTTGAAAATGAATGGGCTGTCGATTCTGAAACAGCGCGGAAAATTATAGACGATTTAGTTGAAACCGTTTATCTCGCGGTCGAATACATCGAGGATCCCGAGCGGCGTGCTTTTTATCGGAATCAGATCGCGCTAACTGGCACGTATGCTTTCAAAAAAGGAGGTGCACGATGAAGCCGATCTGGTATTTCCTTTTCGGAGTCTGGGCGGTGGCCCCTGTGTTCCTGCTGGCGGCGTGGTGGCCGTTTCTCGCCTCGTCAATTCGGAGGCGGTTCCTCCGGGATCGCCGTCCCGAGCTTATCTTGGCCCTCGAGGAGCTGGAGAAAGCCAAGCAACGGGTAGCCAAGATGCATTCCGCTTTCTCGCGCTGGTGGGGGTATTACATCACCGGATACTGCCTGATCGAATCGAAGGTCGTAAGAGCCTTCTGGGGGTTCGCGCATCGAAAGGGCTGTGTAGATTTCATGGCTTCCTCGGACTGGGAGCTTGTCCGCAAGGAGTTGATCCGAGATGAGGTCTCTCCTTTGACTGATAAGATCAGGTTGAGCGTGATGCATTTTCAGCAGGTGATGCTTGCAAGCGCGGACCTTTGGTACGTCGCAGAATGGGATTACCGGATGCGCTGCCGCAAATGTGGCCGCGTGCATCAGCGGACGATCACCCAATATCAACCGTTGTGAGTAACCAAGCCGATCTGACCAATGCGGTCCTGCAGAAGGCAGGCGTGATCGAGGCTCCGCCGCCGCCTGAGGCCTCCACGGAGCCGGTCGACTCGACGCTGTCGCTGCCGCCGATCCGTCTCCCCGGGCGGAATGTCTATCTGTCGGAATTTGCCCGGCAACTGGGGCAGGTCTGCTCGACCAACGGGGTCTATGTGCGCGGCGATTTGCCGGTCTATCTCGATAAGCGGCACAACCGCCTCGAGCGGCTCGATCCCGACACGATGATCACTTATGCGGAGAAGCTGGCCTTCCTGCATCGTCTGGAGAAGTCGGGGGAGGAGTTCGTGAAGATCAAGGAGTCGATGAAGAAGGAGCATGCCCGCTCGGTGCTGGCCTCGACCCATTTCCGCGATCAGCAGCGCGAAATCTGGCGGGTGAATCCCGTCCCGTGCCCTGTCCTGCGGGTCAACGGTACGCTCGATCTGCTGAAGCCGGACTCGTTCGACCACGAGACGGGGATCCTGACGCTCCCGTCGGAGTTCCACTATCGCGAGATGCCGGTGGAGGAGGCGGTGGCCTTCTTTGCCAATCTCACGGCCGACTTTCCCATGCCCGGACGCGATGAGCGCGGGGTCTCACGGGCACTCACGGTCTGGATCGCCGCCCTGCTGACGCCCTTCGTGCTCGGGATGCTCGAGCGGGAGGATCTGGTTCCTTCGTTTGTGTTCGCTGCCAATAAACAGGGCTCCGGGAAAAGTCTTTGTGCCAAGATCATCCTCTGGGCGCTGTACGGCCGTCCGAGTGCTTTGCAGTTCGGCAAGGATGAGGAGGAGCTGCGCAAGGTGCTCGACACCGAGGCGATGGCTAATCAGCCCTTCCTCTTCTTCGATAACGTGAAGCGTGCCCTGTCGTCCGGATCGCTCGACATGTGGACAACTCAGCCTACCTGGAAAGGTCGCCGGATGCAGACTCAGTCGGGCTTTGAAGTGCCGAAGCAGTCGGTGATCATCATCAGCGCGAATCACCCCAATCCCGACAAGGACGCGGATCGGCGCATGCTGTTCTGCGAGCTTTTCACCGAGCACGCGGACATTCAGAACAGGTCTTTCTCGCGGGTCATCAATGACGCCTGGCTGAAGCGTCCCGAGGTCCGCAATGACATCCTCTCGGCCGCCTGGTCTCTGGTCCTGCACTGGGATCGCTCAGGCCGTCCCCGCGGGCCGCGCTCGCTCGGGAGCTTCGAGTCCTGGGCTGCCCTGGTCGGCGGGATCTGCCAGGCCGCCGGGCTGCCCGATCCGCTCGACCGCTCGGAGAGTGTCGTGGCCGGGGATGAGGATTCCAAGGATATGAAGGAGCTGGTGCGACTGCTGGCTCATGAGCTGATGGAGAAGATCCGAGCCGATGAGGCCGATGAGGAGCGGCCGCACGATGAGGAGGCGGCCAAGGCTGCCGAGTTCGAGTTCGATCGCGTGGTCGAGATTTGCGAGAAGTCGGACCTTTTCGTGAAGAAAATCGAACGCCGTGACGAAAAGCTCACGAGATCGTCCAGAATCAGCATGGGCCGTGTCCTGGGCAACGAGGCCGGTCAGATCTGGCAGGTCGACGGCGTCGGGCAAGTGCGGTTCGGTCGACGTGGGAGCAAGAACTGGCGCTCCTTTACCGTGGAACTGGTGGAGGGATAGTCCATTCACCAGGTGGCGCAAGCGGGGTTCCTGTGCCATGCTGATCCATGAGAACAGTCCTGATCCTCGTGGTCCTGCTGTTGGTAGGGTGCGCCTCGAGCGTGACAACGGAGGATGCCCGCCTAGCTGCCTACAGCGCCGGTCTGGCTGATGGGGCCTACCTAGCCACTCATCCCGGCCGTCATGCTCTACCGTGTGGTCTGCCGCCACGTTAGAAAAGCTGGCTAACATAGGCCGTTCAGGCCTTCCTCATTGCGGCCGCAAGGCCTCTGCTGCACGGGCAGCGACACGGCCGTGCCTCGAACCTCCAGGGCCCTGCGACTATCCCACTCGACTATCCCACTGAGGCCTGCCCGCGGCCGCCTCGACTATCCCTCTCGGGTCTCATGCTGCCCAGACGGCGACCGGCCGCCGCCGCTCGGGCCTTCCCTCTATCCCATTCATTGCAACTATCCCACAGACTATCCCACTGTTTAAGTTATTATTCTCCAATTATTTGGAGAATGAGTGGGATAGTGAAGGAAGTGTCATGGGGTTACAGGTATTTGTTTACAAATACGGGCATACCAGAAGGGGCGAACATGCGGAACACTTTCCCACCCCCGGCTATCCGCACCCGGGGGTACAAGGAATCTTTTTGCTAAATAAAATCCTCTGCGGTTGGGCGCACTGGCGGTGTTTTTGTGCGCGTTTTTCGCATCATTAAAACGACGTTTGCCGTTCGCGGTGTTCGCTCGCATTCGCTTCTTGTCGTTTTGACAACGAAACGCGTGTGTGGCGACTTCGCATTCAGATTCCGCGCTCATCGCAGAGTGCGCTGGGCAACACGGCGTCACCGTGCGTTCGGTTCAAAAATGGAGAAAAACTGAAGACCGGCGTTGGTTGGAATTTCTTCGATCCCGCGCGGCCAGCGCTCAGATCGGACTTTTCTCCGCACCGCAGCAAGAACGCCTCACGCCCCAACAGGAGGAAGACCAGGCAGCCCGCCGATACGCTGGGTTGGCCCTCATGGCCGACCGTGCGATTGCCGAGGGGAATTTCCTCGAGATGCGTTCCGCCATCAAGGCCGCTGAAGACGCGCACAAGCTGCTGAAAACCGTCCGGGAGAATACGACCTCCGTTTTGGTGAACAGTGGGAAACTCGTTCCCGCCGACGAAGTCTCTGAACTGATCCTTGGGAACCTCTCCCTGGTCAAACGCCTCATCGAAAATTTGCCCGACGTCCTGGCTTCCCGGATTGAGTCCGCTTCCGACGTTCGTGGGATAGTCCGGGCAGAAGTCCATTCGATCCTCAAAGAAATTTCTTTGTCGGTGAGGTCCATGCCGTTTGTTGCCGAGCCGAGTGCTCCAAATCATGAGCCCGTCCCTCGCGCGGATTGAGTCGCAGCTCGAAAAGCTCTGGAACCCCCGCGAGCGCATGGACCCGCTCACATGGGCAGAGCGAGAAGTGATGATCGACGCGCGCTTCAGCCCAAAGCCAGGCCGCTTCGATTCTTCATTCACCCCGTACATCCGGCAGCTGCACCGTTGGTTCGGTGATCCGAACATCCGTCAGATCACCCTGCAGAAAAGCGCCCAGATCGGCGGTACCACCTTTTTGGCAAACCTCATGCAATGGGTGCCCGCGGAGGAACCGGGGCCCGTCCTCTACGTCACCTCGACGGCAGACAATGCCAAGTCTTGGAGCGAACGGGAACTGATCCCGCGCATCCGCTCCTGCCCGGCGCTCCGGGATTTGCTTCCGGATGATCCGGATCAGTTCAAAAAAACGGAAATCTTTTTCAAATCGTGCGTCATGAAACTGGTCGGCGCCCAGTCGGTCAGTGCCTTGGCGTCTCGCGGCGTTCGCTACCTTTTTTGCGACGAAGTGGACAAATGGCCGTCGCAAACCGATGCCGAGGCACCGGCGCTCGAGCTGGCGATGGCCCGTACGAATTTCTACGAACGCATCAGCAAGACTGTCCTGGCCAGCACGCCCACCGTGATCGAGGGGGCAATTCACCAACAGTTCCTGCTCGGCAGCCAGCACCGTTATCATGTTGTCTGCCAGGATTGCGGAAAATCTCAGTGGTTGAAATTCGACCAGATCAAATGGTCCGAAGATCTGCGAGACGACGATGGTAAATGGGCGCTCGACGCCGTGGAGGAATCGGCATGCTACCAATGTGAAGAATGCGGATCTCCTTGGTCGCAAGACAGAAAACGCGACTTGTTGATCCCCGAAGATCTCGGAGGCCGGGCGCATTGGGTTCAGGGAAACTCCTCGGCTCCCAGCGACCACATCAGCGTCCATCTTTCTGCGCTCTACTCGCCGCAACAAAGCTGGGGCCATACCGCCAAACTCTTTCTGCAAAAAAAAGACGATCCTGGCGGCTTGCACGATTTCCAGAACAACACGCTCGGGGTTCCTTACGAGACCCGCGTTTTTTCGCTAAAAGAAGAGCGTCTCCTTGATCTTCGTACTAGCGAATACCGTTTGCGGGAAATCCCGGCCGCCGCGTGTGTGAATCCCGAGTCCGGACCAGTCCTTCTAAGTATCTGCGCCGATCCGGGTCAAAAAGAAACGCATTGGAGCGTCGAGGCGCGAAACCTTGCCGGGGAAAGTTGGGTGATCGACTACGGCAGCGTGTTGGCCATCGACGACCTGAACTCTGCCGCTTTCCTGTCCGGTCTCAGATACCGCGTCCAAGGAACAGAGATCTACCATTGCCCGACCGTGGGCCTCGTCGACAGCGGAGACTTCACCACGACCGTCTACGACATGTGCGCGGCCAGCGGTGGCCGCTATTTCCCGTCCAAAGGATCGGCGGCTTCCTTTGGAACTTTTTCCAAAAGCCGCATTCACGGTTACCCAAATCTGTTGCTTTTCACATACGTCGATTTTACTTGGAAATTTAGCCTGTATGATGAGCGGATCGGCCGCCGCCTGCCCCCGCTCCTGCATTGGCCAGCGGATGTCGGCAGGGATTTCATCCAAGGCCACGCCGGACAGAAAATCCTTGAGAACCGAAAGAACCGCAACACGCCGCGTTTTTTTGCAAAGGTGGCAAACGACCACTGGGGCGATTGCAGTAAGCTTCACCAAGTCTGCTGGGCCGAAATTCGATCAAGCTAGGGTTTTTTGACTCGGGACACTGGCATGTCCTTCACTCAGCATCAGAGCGCCGACCTTACCGGCGTGAAACGTCTTTTTCTTCGGAAAATCGCTGACGGGACATTGACGGTCTCAGATCTCAAAAACCTTGCCGAGCAAGCCGGAGAAGCGGCCTTGCAAGGAAAAGCCAGCGTCGAAATCACTTCCCTTTCCGCAGATGGATCCGCCAGTTCCGGCGTGGTCGTCATGTCGGCCAATGACCTTTTGGTGCTGACAATGGATTTGCTCGACGTAATCGACCCAGTCGATTCAACCGTGGCTCCGCGCAATATCTTTGTAAAAGCCGACTTTAGCCGGAGCCGTGGCCCGTTTGACTTGAACCCCTTCCGGTGGCTCTGAAATCCAAACAATCCAAGCCCTCGCAAAAGAAAAGCGGGGGCCGTCGTCAAACAGTTCGTCGCGGTAAAACGGCTGGGCTTGTCTTGCCTGAAAACCGATCTTTCGAGGAGGCATTGCCCAGTTACAACCGGCCCACGGTCTACCTGACCAGCATCGAAGCAAAAAAGGAACTCCCGTCTTGGGACCGGATTCGCCTGATGAACCACGCGCGGTGGCTCGTCAATAATTCCCCCATCGCCGCCCGCATCGTGCGAGGCATCTCGCGGTACGCCGTGGGGAACGGGCTGACGCCCCAAGCCCGCACGGCAAACAACGACTGGAATACAAAAGCCGAGCAACTTTTTGAAGACCGAGTGGCTACAGATGCCTTTGCCTTCGACAAAGCCGGATCGGTGAATTTCTACGACAGCCAGCGCTTGATCGTGGAGCAGATGGTGGCCGACGGGGAATTCTTTGCCCAGCTCTGCACCTCCGAGAACGGCGGAGCGATGTGCAAGTTCTTCGGTGCGGAGTACGTCGGCAGTCGCATGGGCGACGAGATCGACGGATGGCGCGACGGCGTCATGGTCAACGATGATAACCGCCCCGTGCTTTATCGCGTGTTGAGCAACCCCATGATAAGGGACGGAATTTTTACAGATATCCCTTCGGACGACCTCATTCACATCCGCAAGCTTCACCGTCATGGATTTCAGCGTGGGCTTACCTGGCTCTGTTCCTCGGTCTCCCTCATTCAGGATCTGCGGGAAATGCTGGAGAACGAGCAAGCCGCCGCGCGCTTGAACAGCAAGATCGGGCTTGTCATCGAATCGCCGGACGCAGGAAACCTTGGCATGGGTGCCAGCATGCAAAAACTGCGTGCACAAGCCGTCGAGAACAGTCTCGGGGGAACCCTTGGCGGCACTGGCGGAGGAGCCGGTGCAGCGGGGGGCTCATCCCTTACCGACGAGCAAATCACCTTTGATCGTTTGGTCAGTGGAGTCGGAAACATCCAACTCAAGCCCGGAGAGAAACTGCAAGCTCACGAATTCGACCGTCCCAACACCAATTTTGCACCCTGGACGGAATTTGTTGTCCGCTCCATTAGCTGGTCGTGCGGGATGCCGCCCGAGCTGCTGTGGAATATGACAGGCGTCGGGGGAGCGGTTACGCGCCACGTTCTGCAAGACGCAGAGGTTTTTTTCAGCGAAATCCGCCAGATCCTTGAGTATCAGTACTGTCGCAGGTTTTGGAGATACTGGGTCTGGCACGCCATCAAGCGCGGAGACCTGGAATATCCCGGAGACGACTGGTGGAGATGCGACTGGATTGCTCCGCAAAAACTCACGGTCGATACCGGCCGGGATGGAGCCCTGCGGTTAAACCTCGTCCGCAGCGGTCTTCTTTCTTCCAAAAGGTATTTTGCCGAACTCGGCCAAGACGTCGACAGCGAAACGGACGACATCATCCGTGATTACGCCCGCAAGAAAAAACGTGTCGGGGAAATTGCACAAGAGACCGGCGTCGAGCTGACCATGCCGGAAGTCTTCCCTCCGGCGCCCGGGGCCACGCATATCATGCCCGCTGCGCGCGCAGCGGAGGGTTTTTTCCCGGATCATGAGGGCGCAGATGGATCTAAGAACCCGCGCCGCCTCTACCCGCGACTTTTTGCCTGAGCCATGCCGACATTATTCACCCTTGCTTCACTGCTTCGCAGCCTGCAGCTCTACGCGCACAACGCTCATCACACGGTCTGCGGGGAAAGTTTCTTTGCCGACCACAAGTTCTTGGCCAATGCCTACGCGGCTTACGAAGAATCCTACGACAGCGTCATCGAGCTGGCTATCGGCGACGGAATGGTCTGTCCGCTTGTCGAGATCCAGCGCGAAGCCGTGGATCTCCTTGAGGAACTCTCTCGGATGGAACTCGACCAACTGGCCACCCTCTGGCGCGGCGAAGGACAGATCCAATCGCTGATTGATGGATTGTGTGCCGGGCAGAGTGACCAGGGCATTGTCCAAGTGCTGGGAACCATTGCTCAGGAATCCAAAGTGCGTCGCTACAAACTGGGCCGCCGGATAGAGGCATTTGACAAGAGCGAATAGCTATCATGAGCCGAACCTGGTATGCCATTTCTAACACCACCGACAACAGCGCGGACATTGAGATCTATGACGAGATTGGCGGGTGGGGTGTTTCTGCCAAAGAATTCATCAAAGGCCTTGCCGCCCTCAGTGGAAAACACCTCAACCTCCGGATCAACTCTCCCGGGGGCAGCATTGTCGACGGGCAAGCCATCATCGCCGCGCTGAACCGTCACGTCGGAGGATTCACCGCATGGGTCGACGGCCTTGCGGCGTCCATGGCCAGTGTCATTGCTTGCGCTGCCGAGCGCTGCTACATGGCGGACGGGGCCATGATGATGATCCATCGGGCCAGCACCGTTTCCATGGGGGACGCAAGCGACTTGCGCAAGGACGCCGATATCCTGGAAAAATTCGAGCGCGGATTGCTGAGCGTTTATCAGAAAAAGACGGGCCTCGAGGAACCGGCGCTTAAGGAAATGCTTGCTCAGGAAACGTGGATGGACGCCCTGGAAGCCGTGGCTCTTGGGTTTGCCGACGGGATCACCGATGCGCCTGCGGCAATGGCCAAGCTCAGCGCAGTGGAAATGCGTGCGCGATTTGACACCTTCCGATCAAAAAACATGAATCCTCAATCTTCCGCCACCAAAGCCTCCACGGAAAACCCGATCGTCACCGCTCCCCTCGCCCCCGCTGCTGCTGCCCCGCCGGTTGCCCAAGTGGACGGCCCCGCAGGGACTCAGAACGATCCTGAGGGCGGCAA